CTAAGAAAAAGAAATACTCTAAAGGAGGTTCGGTTAAACCTAAGTACAAGTGCGGTGGCAAAATGTATAAGTGATGAAGGCTAAAAAGAAAGACAGCAAAGTAATGGTAAAGGCTCCAGCGGGATACCACTGGATGTCTAAGGGTGGTCGCTACTACTTAATGAAGCACAGCGGTAAGTTTGTGCCACACAAGGGTGCAGCTATGGAGATGCCTTTTAAAACTATAAGTGCACATTAATAGGTTCGTCACCTTCCATCTTGCGATAAAATTTTGAAACGACCAGTCTTCCCTGTTGAGATAATGCGTATCTTACTCTGTAGTTATATTTAGTTTCATCTCGGAAAATATGATCCTCTCTGGTGTCAGATGGCGTAAGCTTATCAAAGTGCTTGTAAATGTATCCTCTAGAAAGAAGTGGGTATACAAGCCTGCGTCCTACATTTCGTTTCTCATATTCATACTCAGCGGAAATCCAGTCCAACGTAAAGAACTCCAGGTCATAGATGAAGATCATGAACCTCATCTCTTTATCTAAGAGATTATATCTTGCTGTCATGTCCCTCATTACTAGCGACCACAGCTTCAGATAGTTGTTTTTAATGAATTTTTCCTTGATAAAGCTGAAGTCTCTAAACAGCTTTGTTTTGGCTACTCGTCCCTTTGGCATAAGCCTGTGTATTAAATTAGTATCTTTGTGTAAAATTAATGAATTAAGCTATGAGTACATTAGCAGGTCAGGCAATAAAAGATAAATACGGTAACCTACTACAAGTAGAAGGTGGAGTTACATCTACGTTAAAGACTGTAGAGGACGGAACAGGAACGACATCTGCACTGAAAGTATCTAGTACTAATGTAGAAGTTGACGGGACATTATCTTATGGAACAGTTCCAGCAACAGACAATACAGAAGCTACAGCTTTATTAATTAATGGTAGCAATGAAGTAGTAAAGCGTGAGCTAGGTACTGGTGCATTTACCAGCAACATTGCACCACTTCAAGAAGTTGTTGTAGGTGTTACTGAAGCTGATCTTACGCTAACCACAACGTTTCAAACAGTTGTATTTACTGAGCCTAACAACACAACTGAAAACACGAGTTACCACTTTGGTAACACCCCCGCTGAACTTAGATTTACCGCAGCAGATGGAACAATAGAAAGCATAGCTGGTGAGGCATTCCCAGTTCGTGTGTCTATAACTTCTGCAATAGAGGTTACTAACCCAGCCTCTATAGAATACAAAATTCAGCGCAACACAGCTGGTGGTTCATGGTCAGACATTAAAACTGTAATTCGTGATAAAGGATCATCAGGAGCGAATCAAGCAGATTCTTTCTGGGGAATGTTTATATTAGGGGCTGAGCAAGGAATAAGAATTCAAATAAGAGTATCTTCTGGTGCAGCAACGCTAAAAGGAGGTACTGAGCTAGAAGTACGCAAAGAAAACGTAGGAAACATACTTTAATATGACTAATGAGCAAAAAGACTGTCTACTAGAAATTCAAGAGCTGTTCATTGCAATCAATGAAACAGTAAAAAAATATGGAGTAGAAAACTCCTTTGTTAGCTGTCTTGCTGTTGGTTTTTTGAATATGGAAGATTCCTATATTGATGATGAAGGCGAAGAGCGTACCAGTATGCACCTGCTGTCGTCAATAGAATGTGCTGATGATGAAGAGCTTGATGAGCTATTGTCATACTGCGTTGAAGCACATCAAACCTTACTCAAAGAAGAGCAAGAAAAAAAGAATAAAAGAGAAGAAGATCCAGGCACCATAGACTATTGGCTCAAGAAAATGGGCGGTGATGGATCGGTAAATTAATTTGACATGATACGTAAAATCGTAATAGGGGTAAACCCTTTAAAAGCTATGGCTTACTACGTAGGTCAGCGAGCTGGAGAATCTGTAGTAGACACTATTATATTTGACGACAAGTACGCACATCAGTACAACAAGGCTAGGTATTTAATATACATAGCACACCCATCTGATGGTATTATGCTTTGGAAGTCTGTTACAGATATGCCTGTACTCATTGAGTACGACTGCGACTTTGAATAATTAAATTAAATACATATGAAGTCACTCTATGATTTCCTGGTCTATATGCCTAAGGCATTTAATGACGAGGTAAAAGTTGGTGACACTACACTCCATCTAGACCCTAAGTGGGACGAGTTTAACAACCGTAAGATGGAAGCTGAGGTGTACGCCACTCCATTAAAGTATGATACTCCTGTAAAGGTAGGAGACACTATCTACTTTCACCATCACGTAGTAATTGCTGGTAACGGTAAAGGTCAAGAAGTTGACGACAACCTATACCGGGTAACCTACGATCCAAACAACAGCCACAGAACACAAGCCTATGCCTACAAGTGTAAAGACACTGGTGAGGTACACCTGCTTAGTGAGTGGATATTCTTAAAGCCAGAAGAGCAAAAAGACGAGGAGGTAACAGATACAGGGATCATACTTGAGCTTAAAAAGCCTGAGTACAACCAGTTTGGATATGTACTGTACGATTCACCTGCTGTTAGAGAGCTAGGGCTCAAGAAAGGTGATAAAGTAATGATCATGAAGAATGCTGACTACAGAATGGAAGTTGATGGTCAGGAAGTTTACCGTACGCACATGGATCACATCTACGCAACAGGATTCTAATGGGACGCAGAAAAGTATTTGACAGTATAAAAGCTGGAGAAGAGCTGCTGCACGCTATGTCTATAGCTATAGAGAATATCACAGAAGAAATCAAGAAGCCTGTAGACAAAGAGCTAAGCGGTAGCCAGCGTAGATCGGAGCTGCAAAGTATTAAGCAGTCAGCAATAGACGCTAAGGATCTAATAACAGAATATCAAAAGCTAGAGCAGATGCTCAAGGAGTTGAAGAAAACAGGTCAGATAAAAGATGACGTAGACTTTTCTTCTGGGTTCAGCGAGAAGTTTGCTAAACAATAGATAATTAAATGGCTGGACTGGTCAATATAGAAGGTATAGAAGAACAGGTGGTAAACATCTGTCCAAAAGGAACTCAGGGTGAGGTCATTGAGATCTCTGGACTTTACATCCAGCTCCCTGAGGTCCCAAATGAGACAGATATACTATTTAGCAATCTACCTAAGGAAGACCAGTATTGGCGTAGGATAGAGCCACCAAAGGAACTAATTAAAGTTAGATCTATGGATGAGTGGCACGATATGCCAAAGCAATTTAAAGAGAAGTACACAGCATACATACAGCGAGAGTTTCAACGCAGGCGTGAAGGTGTGTGGTTCATGAATAACGGTGTTCCAACATACATTACTGGTCACCACTATATGTTCTTGCAGTGGTCCAATATTGACATTGGATACCCAAGCTACCTGGAGTTTCAGAACAGGTTGTCTCGCCACTTTGTTGCTTGTGAATCGGACCCACGATCAATGGGTCAAGTATACGTTAAGTGTAGACGTTCTGGATATACGCAGATGTGTTCTGGAAACATAGCAGATGAAGGAACGCAAGTAAAAGACAAGCTACTAGGTATTATATCTAAGACTGGTAAGGATGCGCAGGAAAACGTGTTCATGAAGAAGATTATGCCGATATACCGGAACTATCCATTCTTCTTTAAACCTATTCAGGACGGTACTACCAACCCACGTACAGAGCTGGCATTCCGTGAGCCTTCTAAACGTATTACCAAGAACAACAAGACAACAAACAGAAACGAGGCACTAGATACCATCATCAACTGGAAGAATACTACGTCTAACGCATACGATGGTGAGAAGCTGCATTTGCTGTTTCTTGATGAGGCTGGTAAGATTGAAAAGCCTGAAGACATCACAGAGATCTGGCGTATCCACCGTACCTGTTTGCTTGTAGGTCGTAAGATTATCGGTAAGGCTATGGTAGGCTCTACGGTTAACCCACTGGATAAAGGTGGTTCTAACTTTAAGAAGATGGTCTACAGCTCCGACCCTAGCGAGCGAAACGACAACGGACGTACTAAAACAGGTCTGTATAAAATATTTATACCAGCATACGAAGCGCTAGAGGGATTCTTTGATAGATATGGCAACCCTGTAATTGAAGATCCTGAAGAGCCAGTTCTAGGTGTTGATGGTGAGATGATTGAGATAGGCGCTAAGACGTTCTTAAAGAATGAGCGTAAGGCATTATCTAATGACAGCTATGAACTCAATGAGGTTATACGTCAGTTCCCATTTACAATGGAGGAAGCGTTCCGTGATTCTACAAAAGCATCTACGTTTAACATCGCTAAGATCT